AAGGGAATTGCTAGAGTTCTACATTCCTTCTGATTTAGCCAAAACGTACCATGTAGAAGCGACTAACTATAAAAGCGTTATTCATGGAAAGCGACTAAAAGAGGGAGACTTTGTTAACTTCTTTGATGATGGCACTGGCGCAATAGACGTAGCGATTAGTCGTCTCATCAGCAATGACGATGTTAAGCAGCCCATACTTATCGAACTACAAAATATCACGAGCGATATTCATGTTGCTGTTCAATCCATCGCCAATGATGCCATTACTGCCGCGTTAGCAAATGATGGTAATGGCGTTATTTTCAACGCTATTCAAGCCGCCATTAACCCGTAGGAGTATCCATGAGTAATCTAGCCCAAAAATTGAATGCCTTAGCGATTCAAGTTAAAGCGTTATTAAAAAATAACGGCATTGTCGTCATTGATGGTTTTAACTCTACAAGTACCACATCATCGTCATCTGCAAACACAGCAAAGGCATTAAAATCACTCTATGACGGTATCGTTGCAAAGATTGGATCGACGACCGATGATGGCATTGCACCGCTTCTTGATGGCATCATCCCATCACAATATTTACCTTCATATATTGACGATGCTTTGGAGTTTGTCAATTTAGCCGCGTTTCCTTTGATTGGCGAGAGTGGCAAGATATATGTCGCCGCCAACACGAATTTTATTTATCGTTGGACAGGTTCTACTTATCAACTCATTGGTGATGGTACAAGTGTTGATGTTGTTGGAGTGGGGGCTAACGCTTTCCCCCGATACGATGCAGAACAGTCATTAACAGATGCCCACAAGTCTCAAGTGCTGACTAACATTGGCGCAAAAAAGTCTTACAACCTCATTAACAAAACTGCATCTTACACCTTAGCGTTAACAGACTTTCAAAACGATGTTGATTTGTACGACAAGGTGTATTTGCGGATGGCCGCAGGGTCTAACAACACGGTAACTCTCACCACAGCATTATCAACATTACCTGATTTAACAGAGATTAACGTGAGAGGTGTAGATGCCTTTTTTACTACTTTAACGGCGGATGTGGGTGTAACATTAAACGGCAGTTTAGTGTTTATCACACAGCATGAAGTTAAAACATTAGTTAAAGTTGGGGCGAATGAATGGGATGTGATTGGAGGGGTAGCGTAATGATGTATGGGGTTATCACTCAAAAATTAGGTCACACGTTATTTATGCCTTTTTTTGCTAGTTTAAATCAAGACTTGAAACAGCATAATTTTGTTATTCAGGGGAGTCCTACTTTAGTTGATAATGCACTTTATACTGGCATCTCTGGTATTAGTGGGCTAGTTAATGTTAGTGACGGGCTGCTAGCTTTTGGTACAAATGATTTTGAAATAGGGTTAGAGTGTAAGCTATTATCATTTAATAATGTGTTGATTGATTGCTTTTCCTCAGCTGGTAATGGAGGGTTTAATACACGCGGTTGGCAATTATTTGTTTATAGTGACGGAAGATTATCATTTTATCAATTAAATACTCCATTACTTGAGTTAGTCACAGACTCTGCTGTATTAACTACAAACGAGTGGTATCAAATCAAAGTTAGGCGTATTAGTAATATTCTCTCAATATTTGTTAATAATAGCGTGGTTAAAACGGGTTTAGTTAGTGATAATTTTCAGCAGGCGTTTTCAGTAATTGGGTATCAACTTATAAATAATGGCAATGGACAATATCAAACACGGGGATATATTCGTAATGTTTATGCTAGACATTTATAATTTTAAATTGGAACTAACTCGTAAGTATAGTCGGTAGGTGTATTTTACGTGTCATTTAATCGACTTACTCAAGACCCTCCGCCATTGAGTGGACAAATTTGGCCTAGAGCTAAGTAACCCACCCAAAAAAAACAAGTAAAACATAATAAACTAACGCCTATACCCTCATTGAGAGATAGGCGTTTTTATCATGCCCAAAACTTCTAAAATCACGTTTAACGTAAACGACTTACAACGGCAACACACAGGTCAAAAACGGTGCTATGACAATGTAAAAAGAAAGTTCAAAGTAACCTTTATTGCAGGCACGGTAACCCTATATGTTGATAACGTGATAGTTAGCACAGGAACAAGTGTTATCACCGACTACATACTAAGCAGAAGTCTTATACAATTTTTGATATTTGCATCAATTGGTAGTGGCTATTACGACGATTTAATCATTCATCGGCTTTAAGTTAACACAATTCGCCAGTTGTAAACGCCACATACAACTGACCAGTCCGTGCATTTTTTTTATTGCTCACCCAACATCCCATCACAGACTTATAACCGTTATGTGATGGGAAACATGCACACAATCCTGCCGCCAAACGCCTCAACATTAGAGCGCAACATCGAAAGGCTAACAGAACGCCTAGAGTTGTTGCCTCCAAGTTTTGAGCAAATATGGAATGCAGATACATGCACTGTTGCCATGCTCCCGTGGTTAGCATGGGCATTTTCTGTCGATGAATGGGACGCAGCATGGCCTGAAGCTAAAAAAAGAAAAGCCATCAAAGACAGTGTATTTATTCACAAACACAAAGGCACACGAGCCGCTGTCGAACGTGCTTTATCACTCTATCCCTACCCAACCACATTACTCGAATGGTTTGAGCAAACTCCACCTGCTGCGCCATATACATTTATTGTGAAAATTCATTTAGCGATTAACAACTTGGATGCCGATATTTATCCACATTTAATTGGATTTATTAATTCAGCTAAAAATCTACGCAGTCATTACACCATTCGTATTACTTCCGCCATAAATAACCGTACGTTTTTTGGCGGTAGTTTAGTGAGCGCACAAACGTTTTCAGTATTGCCATATTTTGATAATCCCAATTTAAACAATCAGCGATTTTATGGCGGCAGTTTAAGCAGTGGTTTATCGACTCCTTTGTATCAAAAAGTTTAGGGTTTGAATTATGTCTGATTTTTATTGCATCCCAACTAATATCGGTTTAACGAAACTGGCGGCATTCTCTACGGGTGGCTCACCGATAAACATCGCAGAATTTGCCGTCGGTGATGCCAATGGTGCGCCGTACTTACCCGAAACTCGCATCGCCTACAACACATTAGTCAATGAACGTTATCGCAATGGCATTGAGTCGGTGTTGGTCAGCCCATTTGACGCACATGTATCTATTGCGACGATCAATTTAGCCGCGAATGTCGGTGGTTGGCGTGTCTGCGAAATCGCATTGATTGACGATGACGGCGATATTATTTATTTGGCGAACTATCCAAACAACTACAAGCCAACACTGAGTGAAGGTGCGGGCGGTGAGTTAGAAATTCCTGTGTATTTGCAAGCAAGTGCTGTGGGTAGCATTGCTGTTGTGGTTGATCCCAACATCATTCGAGCCTCTCAAGACTGGGTGAATCTCAATTTTGCAACAAAAATAGCGTTGCAGGCAGAAGTTGATAACCGTAGCAATGCCCTGATTGCACTCATGACACGACTGACGGCTAATGGGATTGATGCCAACTTAGCCGTAACAAACAATGCGACTGGCTTAAACCTTGATGATGCCCAGTTTCGTGTCGCTGGCACATGGTATTTTGACCATGCAATCAATGCGTCAATGGCGGATACCGCAGGGATTCTGACGGTAAAGCAAGCAGGCAACAAAGTTTATCAACATGAGATTTTAGAAACGGGTCGTGAAGGCAATCGGGTGTTTAACGGCACAACATGGTTGCCGTGGGTGTTTCAGACGGTAGGCACTCCTCCACCGAATACCGTTCCACTCGTGCCGATTAGCAGCTATGCCGATTTAAACAACTTTAATACCGCAGGCAATTTTAGTTTTAGTGCCAGTGAAAACATTGTCCATGCACCGCCGACACAAGGATCGGAAGCGGATTACGAGCTACAAGTGCTGGTCACGCCAAACTCTGGCATTATCCAAATCGTTAAGAATATAACGACCAATACGGGATTTGTTCGCGTAAAAGAAAACGGCAATTGGAACAATCAATGGGTATTAACTGCGCCCATTGACCACATTATTACGAATGCCAATATCGATGGCATACGTTCAGAAGGCGTGTATTTGTGTACATCAGATACTAATACTGATTTACCAGCTACGACACAATATTCCGTTTTTATTTTGTATGTCAAAAATTCGGCAGTATCTCAAACAGTAGTTCAATACGTGATATTGGTCAGTGGTTCTTATAATAACGTAGGCTTACAACATATCGTTGACGGCTATGACCAAGTTAGATACCGATTTGTTTTGGACTCTGGATTATCATATCAACACTTTAATGATTGGAAGAATGATTTTTACCTATTTTTTGATAATACCTCTGGTGTTCCTTTTAAAATAAATAGCTTCACAATTCCTATTCAATTCATGCTACGGAACATTAGTCTCAACAACATCTCTTCTGGCATAGGTATTTTCACTCTCAATGACAACATCAACTCATTCCCTATTGAACTAACCGACAGTGATGTTTTTTACGTTTTGATTGCTGGAATGGGTGTGCAATACCTATTCGCCCATAGCGACAATCACTACCCAACTGTCGTATTGACGCGAAATTTAGCCACAAGTCAAAACTGGACACTCTTAACCTAATTAACACCCGACACAGGAGCATCATCCATGCCTGAACAATACCATCATGGTGTCCGCGTTATTGAAATTAACGAAGGCACGCGCCCTATTCGCACCGTTAGCACCGCCGTCATTGGCTTTGTTGCCATTGCTGCCGATGCTGACCCCGACTTTTTTCCGTTAAATCGTGCCGTCTTAGTCACCGATATTTATGCGGCAATCGCTAAGGCAGGTGTCACAGGCACGCTATTAAAAACACTGCAAGCCATTGAAGCCAACGCTAAACCGTTAATGGTCATTGTCCGTGTTGCTGAAGGTTCAAGTCCTGCCGCGACGACTGCCAACGTTATCGGGACAGTATTACCAAACGGGCAAAAAACAGGGCTAAAAGCTTTACTGAGCGCACAGTCTCAATTCAATGTTAAACCGCGTATTTTAGGTGCGCCCTACCTTGATACTTTAGCGGTAGCCAATGAGTTAATCAGCCTCGCGCAAAAGCTCCGCGCCTTCGCCTATTTCTATGCTGATGGCGCAGAAAACAAAGAAGCGGCTGTTGCCTACCGTGACAATTTTGGTGCGCGTGAAGCGATGGTGTTATGGCCACAGT